TGATGATGTCTGCACCGTCTGCAAAGGTTACGTCTGCTGCAAAGTTTACAGCGCCGTCTACGTCTACGGCGTCAAGATTAGTGGTGCCATCAACGTCTATGTCGCCTGAGATGTCGAGGCTTGCGAATACAGAAGTGCCTGTCGCAGTGACGGTGCCTGATACGTCAGCGTTACCGTTGATGTCTATGAGCGTGGCAGTAAGATCAATCTCATCCGTCGCACCAAGCGACAAAACCGTAGCAGACGAGCCTTGTATGAACTGGCTCGCGTCGTTGAACATGATCTTGTTCGTAGAGTTCAGCGTCAGGCCAGATCCGTCTGTATGAGTCAGTGTTGTGTCAGCGTCAGCGCCAAATTTGATGATTGCACCGTCAGAGGTGAACGTCAGGTCATCGTCAATAAACAAATCAGGCACAGACAGGTCTTGGAACGCATCAACCATCGCAGCGCCTGATCCAGCACCGTCGCTGTAAATCGCCTTGGTCTGACCATTGGCTATCGTGACGTTTGCGCCAGAACCTTGACTGATAATGATGTCTTGCGATCCGCTGGTTGCATTTTCTATGAGCCAGAGCTTCGAGACGGTATTCGGGCCGATAGTTATGGTGCAAGCAGAATCGAGTGTGCCAGTGTATTTAAGGAAAAGACTCCGACCGGGATCAGTAGAGCCATCAGCAATAGTAGTGGTATGAGTATCCGCATTAGTCGTGATTGCTTCTGTGCCAAAACTAAATGCCTCTGCAATTAATTCGAGGTTAGTGTTTGTACTCGTGCCCCAAGTTCCGCTTTCGTCCCCGGTGGCGATTTCTTTGAGCCGTAAATCATTTACATAAGTTGCCATATTAAGCTACCTCTTCCCATTCTGGGGTTTGACTGTCTGAAACTGCAGACCACCCCGGCGTCTGACTGTCCGTAATACTACTCCAATTTGGGGTTTGGTCATCATCTACAGGACCCCAAACTAAAACCTGTTCTGTAGAGCCCGTAGCTTGGACCCCACTTGGCGTGGCAATCGCTGAACCAATCGCCGTAACCGTTCCCACTGCGCCCGTGCCGCTGACCCCACTCGGAGACGCGACGATGCCCACTGCAATTGTAACCGTTCCAACAGATCCGGTAGCAGAAACACCAGTAACGGCGGCAGCCGCATCGCTGGATACAGTAACCGTTCCGACAGAACCTGTGCCACTGACTCCAGTGACCGAGATAGTGACGCCCGTGCCCTCGACAATAGTGACGGAGCCGACCGCTCCCGTCGAAGAAACGCCTGTGACAGAGACGACTGCGTCTCCGGTGACTGAAACCGAACCAACACTACCTGTGCCTGCGACACCAGTGACAGAAACGTTCGCATCTGCTGATACCGTGACCGAACCGACCGCACCGGTGCCAGCAACGCCTGTAACAGAGACGTTCGCATCTGCTGATACCGTGACTGATCCAACGGCTCCTGTGCCTGCGACGCCGGTGACTGTGACATTAGCATCTCCAGTAACTGTGACGGTGCCTACAGCGCCCGTGGCAGAAACACCCGTCACCTCTACGGGTATGGGCTCGCTCCACGCGCCTTGGCCCCAAGTGCCTCTGCCCCAACCCGTTACGTTTGCCACTCTCTATTCCCTACTGATTATGACTCGGATCTTGTTGCTGCCGCAGCCACAACAAATACTCCGCCGGAGTCATTTTATTTTGTTGGGACTGTTGAGCCACTGCATATTAGGCAATACGAATAATCGCGTTTGACGCATCCGCAGTTGGAAACTGCACAGTAAAATCGCCAGAACTTGACGTCTTATCGCCACCAAAATCTAACGCACACACTGCGGGGTCACCGCTGGCGCTATCGTTAAAAATCAAGCAACCACGCGCGGTGATAGAGCTACTGCTAAAAGTCAGGTCACTGAAATCTGTTAGTGCTGTAGTGCCAGAGGTGCTCGGATCGACTCGTGTCAGAGACGCACCTTTTGCAGTGTACCCTGTGCCCGATACCTCGTTAGAGGTGGTATAAGCTGTCGTGCTTGCGCCCAAACTTGCAGAACTGGTATACAGTGCTAAATTGAAAGTGCTGCCGCCAGTGTTTTTAAAATTGTGGACAGCCTCCAAAAGTTCTTTTTTGAAGCTAGTACACATAGCCGTCGTGATAGCCATTACAGTCTCCTGAGTATTTCTGCCATATCCTGATGGCCTTGTTGCTCCAATAAAGCAATCAAGGTCGTGCGGTCACTTTTAATTGCTTCTTTCATATAAAACAAAATCACGCTCGAAACAGCTTCTTTGAAAGCCTCCGCTTGTTGCGCGATCAAAGGATGGCTTTTGCCACCCACACTAACTATACGTTTGGTCGCCTCTTCTGACCAGTAGCCCACAGAGTGACCTCGGTTTTGCGTGGTTGCCACTGTGACTTGACCAATCGAAGATTCTACCGTTTCAAACACACTTACCTACCCTTTGAAATGTCATAACGGTATTCGTCACGAGCGCCATAGCCTTCGCCCAAATCTTTCAGTGCCGCTACCGCTTGAGCAAATCTTTGGTCGTATCTGGCAGCCTCTTCCGGCGTTTTAAGGAACGTAGCAGCCTCAACCAAAGCACCGTATAACAACGCATCCGGTGCGTTTTCTGAAAGCCACGTCGTGCCGGACCCAGCGCCCGCAGTGAGCGAGGTAGGCCGAAACTTGTAGTGCAGTTCAAAAGTGAAGTTCGTGCTCGGGGTCGGAGCAAGTATAAATGTGTTGTCATCGAACAACGCGTAGTATTTCGGTGTGCCGGTCGTCGCCGGGTTGGGCGTATAGCTACGAATAAAAGTGACATGCTTGAACAGTAGGTATTCGTATTCACTGCTACTGATGACCGCCAAGCTGTACGGCGCTAAAAAGTCCGTGGGTGTGGCCAAATAAGTGTTATCTGCAGCGGCGGTGCCTGTCACGTTTTTGCGGAATACCGGCAACTCTATGTTTTTTAAGATCCGTTCTTCCGCTTCTTTAATAAATACAGGCAGGTTGTTGACGAACGTAGTTTCGCTCGTCTCTTGGTAATCTTGTATGGCTGTCTTTAAGCTATCAAAAGTAAAACTCATGTGATCACCACCGTGACTGTACCAACCTGTGTGGACGCTTTAACCGGCGTAAAAGTCTTTTCTAAAACGTTTGGCACCCCTACAGAAACCACCATAGGCTCGACCCTGTCAGGGCGGGCGTTACGCAAGGCTTGAGGGTCATCTACCGGAGGTTTTGGGAACAATTGCGGTTGTTTCGGTTCGTACTCGTCCGGCCCGACCAAAGACCCGTTCCACTCTCGTTTCATGCGGTTAAGCTTGTAACGGACGCCAGATCGGTCTGAGATCCCGTAAGCGTATTTACCTCGAGCAAAACCTGACATAACTACGTCCTGTAATACTCATAGCCGGGGCTGATTCGCAGAGATGCACGATCTCGGTCTTCGTCCATTGCACGTTGCATTTCTTCTTCGTACACCTGCTTCAAAACCGCCATCATGCCCGGATTACGTTTCATAGAAATGTAGTACGCCAACCCGGCAGTCAAACACGGATAAAACCTAAAAGGGACATCCACCGTGTTGGTATTCGTGTCCGCGTCGTCAATACGGGTCAAGCGATCAAACTTAATGATGTCCGTGTTCTTGTCTGGCGTAGGCCACACCCGTAAAACCGGGGTTATTTGCCTATCCAAGAAGAACTGGTTTGGACGTCCCGTTTGGTCTTTATCGGGAATGTTTAAGTAACTCGAACGGCTGATACGCTCAATCTGGAAATCCGTCCCATCTCGTGTAACGACGGAAGAAAGTATGTCGATGGTGCTACGCACATCCGATAAATCGACTGCTGCACTCACCGTAGTGGTGGCCCCGCTAGTGCCCCCGGTAATAGTCTCTGCCGCTTGGAACGTGCCCGAAGGTATGGTCAAAGCTAAAGTGGTAGCCGAGGGTTTACTTGTAATTGTCGCTGTTGCCGCACTGGTACCGCCCGTGATTGTCTCGCCAACGGTCAAACTAGTAGATGCACCGACCGTCATCGTGATCGTTCCGCCGGGGTAGTCACGAACGCCGGATGCCAAAGTGATCGACGTTTGCTCAATGGTCCACTGATTCAAGCCTCGATTGGCCCAATCTGCAAATAACAAATTTAACGAACGACGCGCGGTTTTGAGATCGTAACCCGTTCTTACTTCAAGGCCACAACGCTCAAACGCCTCTTCGACGTACTCAGCGACATCTAATTCAAAATCTTTGCTATTGCTCGTTGTCATTATACAAGTTGTCAAAAATTTGGTTTACGTCAAGCGTGTAATCTAAATCGCTTTTCGAATAATG